TGAAGCTGAAATGTACCTGTCGTTCCTCAGCGATAATTAACCAGTATTCAATAATCAATTAAATACCATTCAAAAATGAAAGAACTCAGTAAACAAGACAAAGACGCCATACGTGACGCACTGTTGGAATATTGCGGTAACTATCCCAGCCAGAACCGTGCCAGTGAAAGCCTGAACGGTGTCAGTGCCGCAACCGTATCACAAATATGTAATCAGAAGTACACCAGTATCAGTGATGACATGTTCAGCCGTATAGCCGCACAGATCGGTTTCAGTATGGACCGTTGGACATTGACAGAAAGCAATGCCTTCCAGCGGATTACTTTCGCGATGTCAGACGCACAAGCCTACAAGAATACCACCTGGGTAGTGGGTGATGCAGGTTGCGGCAAGACGACCGCCGCCATCGAGTACCGCCGCACACACCGCAATGTGTTCTATATCCTTTGCTCTGAAGATATGAAAAAGAGCGATTTTGTTCGGGAAATCGCCAAACAGGTCGGCGCTCCGGTGGACGGGACCAACCTGCGTGACATTCTGGAATATGCCATTTCCATGATAGCCTTTCTTCAAAATCCGCTTATCATTTTTGACGAAGGAGACAAACTGACGGACAGTGTATTTTCCTACTTCATCAGCATATACAACCGTCTGGAGAATAAAGCGGGGATCATCTTTCTTTCCACCGACTACATTAAGCGCCGGGTGGAAAATGGCCTGCGCTATAACAAGAAAGGTTACAAGGAGATAAACAGCCGTATCGGCCGCAAGTTCTTTGATGTGAGTGCCGCAACGGAACAGGATGTGTATGCCATCTGCCGGGCCAACGGGCTGACAGAGCCGACCGAAATAAAGCGTGTACTGCGTGAGGCACAACAGGGGGAATATGACCTTCGCCGGGTGAAACGGGTCGTACATGCCTGCAAGCGCATATTGGAAGCCAGACGGATGAAAGGAGGTACGGAACAATGAGTGAAGCGGTGAATGATGCCAGGACCTTTGCGCGTAATGCCAAAGGGGTACGTGAACTGCTGTCCATGAAATTTGATACGCTCCCATTCGAAGGTGAATGGTACGACGCTTTCGGTACTCCTGAAAGCCGGGGGGTATGGATAGTCTGGGGGAAGTCAGGCAGCGGGAAAACCTCTTTTGTAATGAAGCTTTGCAAGGAATTGTGCAAATATGGTCGTGTAGTTTACAACAGTTTGGAGGAAGGTATCAGCCTGACCATGCAGAATACCGTACGACGTAGCAACATGCTGGAGACAAACCGCCGTTTTTTATTGGTCTGTGAATCGATGGACGAGCTCAGTCTGCGCCTGAAACGCCAGAAATCACCGGACTTTGTTGTAATAGACAGTTTCCAATATACGTACATGAGCTTCCCACAGTTCCTTAAATTCAAAGAACAGCACAGAAACAAGCTGCTTATCTTCATCAGTCATGCCAGCGGTCAGAATCCGGACGGGCGTACAGCCAAGAAGGTTTTGTACAACGCCTCACTGAAAATCTATGTAGAAGGCAAACGTGCTTTTTCCCATGGCCGTTTCATAGGCCCGAAAGGATACTATGATATCTGGCCGGAAGAAGCGGAAATTTATTTCGGAGAAAAACCGATTTTGAATGATGAAAACGAATAAGGATAAACAGATCAGTGTCCAGCAGCTCAAAGCTTTGCACGCCACTTTCCACCGCATCGGTATGGATGACGATGCCAGGCATGGATGCATCTATGAATTCACTTCCGGACGTACGGTAAGCAGCCGGGAACTGACGATGCACGAGGCGCGGCAGCTGTTGGAAAGGCTGAACCCACCGGATGAAAAAACAAGGGCGATGCAACTGGCGGAAGCGAAAAGTGTGTTCCGCGACATCTACCGCCTTTCTTTCATGATACCGCAGCTCAATCAGGGTTTCACCAGTGACAATGAAGACGAATACCGGATGAACGTTGCGAAGCTCAATATGTGGGCGAGGAAATACAGCAAGGCGCGCAAGGATGCTACCGCCATGAAACTGTGGGAGTTACAGGATACCAAGAAGCAGCTGGAAGCTTGGATGCGGCGTGAGGAAAAGAAACAGAAAAATGAAACAATATGAGAACGAAAAATGAAATCAAACAGGCTGTGGCGATATTGACTCGTAAAGCCGACCGGCTCAGTCTTGTACAGGCCGAGGTATTGCAGGGCAGCATGACCGAACAACAGGTATTCCAGAAATACGTCATGGAAGTTGCAGAAGAGAATCGTGACGAAGAGATGTTCTTCGCCGCCCGCGATGCCGCCCGGTTTTCTGCCGGACATATCGGTCTGGAAGAACTGATACCGGATGTACAGAACATGACAGCGGCGGACTTTGCCGCCATCGGAACATTAGGTGTAGTAGACGAAGAGGGTGATACGATAATGCTCTCACGCAAAGAGTTCAACCGTTTACTGGCCCGCATCGAACGCCTGGAACATTGGACAGGTTTACGCCGTAAAGCTGCTCCCGGTGATTGTACGCCTCTTCCATTGCCCGAGGATGCCGATATGGATGACCTGATGAAACAGAACGAGGCCTGCCGTTACCTCTCATGCGGCAAGAATACAATCAAGGGCTATGCCTCCCGCGGACTGGTACACAGTTATAGGAAAGGAAAGTTCACTTATTATAGCCGCCGGGAACTGGATAAGAAAATCAGGAAACTTCGCGATACATTATAACCATGCCTGCCGCCTACAACACCACCGAACGTTACCGGGAATTGGAGAACCGGCTTTCCGAATGCCGCGGACGCATCAATATCCTGGAAGAAAAACTGCTTGGAAGTCCCGTTCCCCTTCCGGTGGCCGAATTCGACCGGTTGCTTGACGAGTACAGGGCCGAGCAGATACGACTCGCCCATCTGGAACAGGAACAGGAGGGAAACAGCACTCCGGCCAAGACGGCAGCCGCTAAGGAGCGCTGGCGCAAGCAGAACCGGGACAGAAGAAAGAAATTACATTATTAACCCTATAAAAAAACATTTATTATGGCAAGAACAAAGAAAACAGTAGTCAGCGGTATCACCCGCGAACAGGCAGAACAGGCATTCGCAGACTTTGCAGCGGCCGACGCCAAAGTACAGAACCTTACCTCAAAAATGGATATTGAGATGACGCGTATCCGCGAGAAATATGCGGATCAGTTGGCAGAGCTGTCTGCCACGAAGGAAAAGAACTTTGACATCATGCAGGCGTACGCCGTAGAAAACAAGGAAGAACTATTCTCCAAGCGGAAAAGCCTCGAGAGTGCTCATGGCGTATTCGGTTTCCGTACCGGCACACCGAAGCTGAAGAACCTGAAAGGTTTTACCTGGGCAGCAGTAACCAACATCTGCAAGGAATTGTTGCCGCAATATATCCGTACAACGGACGAGCTGGCAAAAGACAAGCTGCTGGCTGACCGGGATAACCCGAAAGTTGCTGAGTTTTTCCCGAAGATCGGCGTACAGGTTGTACAGGAAGAGACTTTCTATGTGGAGCCCAAAAAAGAGAACGATGCGCAATCTGCCTGAGGAGTATTACGAATATCGGCCGCATGGCAGGAACTGGGTGGTGTACCGTATCCGGCGTGACGCCACCGGTTCCACTGGGACCAAAGTCGGGCAGTTCCTCACGAAAGAGGAAGCCCGGCGTGAGGTCTACCGGTTGAATGGCTGGAAACAGAATATAAAGAAATGAAGAAACAAACTTGGAAAATGCACTTTTTACATGGCGTGCCATGTAAATGGGATGGAGATGCCTATAATGAAGAAAGAGAAAACTATGTATTTGAAGCTGACTTGTACATAGCAGGCTATGAGCGTGGACGTTCTTCCGCCGTTTTAATTCTTGTCCCCTATGAGGACAAAGATAAAGGGTGGCGTGAGCAAAAGATAAGGTATCAGGTATTTATGAGTGACACTGAAGATATTATTAAGAAAATGGTAAAAGGCAGAATTAAAGGTTCTTTTACGTGGGTGAAAAAAGGTGCAAATTATGGGATTCAATTAGCATAAGTAAAAACGGTAATGAATAAAAAAGAAGTATTTGAAATGGCGGAGAAATATTCAGGTAGAACTATTTCTCAAGTAGATTATATGGCTGGCTTTCAAGTTGCTTGCAACATTGTAAGAGAGAAACTTGAAACTTCCTATAACGAAGAGTACTTATACCTCGGTATTTTACCGGAATTTAAACAGTAATTCAAAACTGATAAAACTTGAACCTAATGCTGTATAGGTAAGCGTAGTATATTATGAGACTTATAACTAAGAAAGAGAATCAGGCTTTAATAATTGAAGGACAAGAAAAGAAGCATGAATATTTATTTAGCATAGAAGCTATCGGAATAAAAACAAAGGAGGATATTGAAGAGGTAATTCATCAGTGCAGACTTGTAGAGAATCAGCTAACTGATGAATCAACCATTTTTTCAATTTCTGATAATGGAACAGTAAATTCCGTATCAGACAATGCCCAAAATCTTTAGATTGAATAATCTAACATACCCACATTGAGGGCATAAAACTCCAGCTAATGGCATGAATGACATTGGACCTCCTATATTGTAGGAACTTCCCGAATGCTCAACTGATGTTAGCTGGTATTCATCTGGTTGTAAGCTCATTTGTCCATTAAATCCACAGTTAGGACATGATGGAGCAATTTTTAATTTGCTTGACAGCTTGTTAAGCTGTTCTTGAGTTAATTTCATAGGCAATAGAATTTAAAATTTGACAATATCAAAATTAAGAATAAAAAACGAAAGGGCGTATCCATTTCTGCAATAATTTTAAAATTTGACACTTTAGTTTTATTCGGATGCGCCCTTTATTCAAAATAATAAAGTAATGAGTGAACTCAGACTAATAATTAGATGGATACTATCCCCTTTATGGTTAGCCATATTCATTGTTTATTTGCCTATATGGTATATACAAATGAGCTGGTACTATTTTAGCTTCCAAGATTATTGGAGTGCCTATCTGATATTATGGGATAGAGTCATGCTGTTTATGAAACTAAAAACAAAATTAAGAAAGAATGATGGCAAAGATAACTTACAAGTCAAGCATCCCCAATGACAAGCCGCTCTGGCTTCTCAAGCTCCAGCTGTCGGTCAGCCAGCTGGATGCCACCGGACTGAAGGGAAATGAGCAGGATTTCCGTAACCTGAAATCATTCATCGACGCTGAAATCCGTTCGTTAATGGAAAAAGGAGACATCCGCCGCAGCTTTGTGGAAACCGAACTACGGCAGGATGAAGGCAGGACAGTGATACATATCTTCCGTAACCACATGATTGTCCAAACCTATTATATCGAAGCATGAGTGAGAAGAAAGATATATTGGTGCTCAGTTCCCCGAACTTCGGTACCGGTAAAGAAACCATAGGCTACTATACAGGGTATGCCTGTGGTTACTGTCACGGTAACGGCTGGTTCTGGAATCCTGAAATTATCCATGAACGGGTAAAGATACCCTGTCCGAAATGTGGAGGAACCGGACATGTAAAAGGTATCGTTACAGTGGAATGGGTTCCGGACGGGGAGGTGAAAGCCTGTTTCAGCAAAAAGCAGGAGATATGACACCGCGCATCCCGATAAAATATATCGTCCAAATAGACAACTTCCATCTGGGCGAATTCATCTTCTACTGGAACTACTACGGCCAGCCCTGCCCACTTCTTCTGCAAAAGCCCAAGACAGAGGGCCTTACCGCCATCAGGCTGGTGGTCGACAGCGATGAAGCCGCCAGTTTCCTTTTAAGGGCAAAGGAGAAGACAGGCTGCAGGCTGTATACGGTAAAATAACTTTCAAAACCATAGCAATCATGAAAAAGCATATCTACACAGAGGCCGAGAAAACTGAAATTACCCGGTTGTACCCTCACTGCTCAACAAAAGAAATAGCCCGTCTCTTTGGAATATCGGCCGCTTCCGTTTACAACCTTGCCGACCGTCTGGGACTCAAGAAGTCTCCGGAGTATTTGAAAAAACTGCGGAGTGAGATGTCAAGGCAGCTTGCCGACAGTGGAACGGCACACCGTTTTCCAAAGGGGCACGTGCCGGCCAACAAAGGCAGGAAAATGAATGCCGGGGTATATGCTAAAGTTTCGGCCACCATGTTTAAAAAAGGGCACATGCCCGACAATACGCTTTATGACGGTGCCGAGAGTATCCGTAAAGACAAAAACGGACACCGGTACGTTTATGTGCGTATCTCTTTGGGGAAATGGATACCAAAGCATGTGCTGTTATGGCAACAGGCGCATGGCCCGGTTCCGAAAGGCTACAATATCGTTTTCCGCGACGGCAATACGCTGAACTGCACACTTGAGAACCTGGAATGTATCAGCAATGCCGAGCTCATGCAGCGTAATAGCCTGCACAACCTGCCCGAAGAGGTAAAGGAACTCGTATATCTGAAGGGGCGCCTTTCAAGGGCTATCAATGAATCGAACAATCAATAACCAACCAATAAACAATCAATAATGAATACACTCGAACGTCTGCAGGGAATGGTGAACAAGCCATACCTGTACAGGAATGAAGAGGTCGTCGTACTGGGTTACTGCGAGGGAACCGGTGATGACGGCGATGAGGTGGAAATCTACCTGAACAACGGCAAGACGCTTGTCTTCAATTACATCAATCTTCCGGCTAAATTGGAACAGTTCAAACCCGTTACGACACAAGTCATCGTACTTGCCAACAAACGGCTGGATGCAGTATCAACGGTGAACCCCGGTATCATCCAAAAGCTCCGTGATACGGTACTTCAGCAGATTGAGAATGTCAAATCCTCTCCGGAGCATGTCAGCCAGGCAAAGCAGGTATTCCAGGGTGTGAACACGCTGATAAACCTTGCCAAAACGGAACTGGAGTACCGGAAATTCGTGAACGGGATGGAAGGCGATTGATTTAAAACCAAATAGAATATGAATAAGTACATGGGCTGGGTGCTTTACGATGAACCTCCTGAAGGTTTCTCCATTGACAGACATACCGGTTCGCCCCTGTCCGGATATGATTTCTATACGAACGGGAGAAGTATTTTAAACGGTGGAATAAGAATCCTTGTAAAAGCTTCGGGTGTTCCCGTTGACAGTATGACAGCCAACCACCCTCCCGCAAGAGAATCCGTCCCCAAGGGCAAAGAGCCCAAAGAGGGCCCGATGATCAGCCGGGAGGTACGTCAAAGGGTAAACGCCTTTGCCCGCGAGAGCTTCAAAGTAAAGTTGCTCCAGGAAATAGAGTTTGACTTGCTGGTGTGCCGGTTGGAAGGATGGAACATGGAAAGCTATGTCTGTGAGATTAAAGGATTGATTGATGATATATTTCAGAAAATGATAAAATAAAAAGTATGGACAACGAAAAGAATTTCAAACTGACGGGCCCTGAGCTCCAAACCGAACTGCTTAAACGTATGAAATATCGTGAAGAAGCGAGGCGATGCGGTAACTGTAAATATTATTATCGTACCATGAGTTTAGACAATATATCCAAATGCTGCCTGATTCCTTTTATAGACCTGAATATACATGAGGACGGGTATTGCGGTTATTATCAACAGACAGAGTGAGACAGTGCCGTTTAAGCCCTGTAAGGAAGTGCAGCCGCTGCAAGTAATCTTGTAACGGCTGCTTTATTTTCCCGCCTTAGAAAGCGCCGTAATATTTGATATGGCGTTCTTTGTTGCATATATGTGTCATACTACGTATCTTTGTATCAGGTTTTCAGAGTATTCAGGGGTTACAATTCATTTTTCAGGATATGGGCAGTCAGTTAGAACTTTTTCCATGCGGCAAGCTCGGTTTCAACGAACGGTGCGGCAAACTTTCAAGCACTCCGTTGCGTCGCAGCGCTGCGAGTCGCGGCGAGCGTATCCGCCTGCGTAACCGTGTGATGACCGCCCGCCTGTACTACTGGCGCGAGATTATGCGCCGCCGTCTTGACGACGTGATGATCATCCTCGCGGAAAACGAGTTCTTCGTCGACGAGCGTACCATCAACAACGCCTGGCTTGAATGCGCCGACTTCTTCGAATGGCTCTGCAGCACCCATGCCACTGTCCGCCAGCTCCGCCGTATGTTTCCCAGCTGGAAATGGTAACCTTATATATTGTCTATAAAATCGGCTGTATATACAACCTCATAGACTTTGAGCCCGTCCGGTCTCTTCTGCGGTCTGCACCGCGCTCTTCTGAATGATTTGGCGCAGTTCTCCATTTTGAATCCCTGTACCGCCCTATGCAGCGCTTCTACCATATCGAGCCTTGCGAAAGCCGTCTCCTGCACCTGCAGTGGCTTGTTCACATTGAACGAGGCACAGTCGTTAAAGCCGATTTTCAGCTCCAGGGAAACCTGTACACGCTGCATTCCGGGATGTGCCGCCGACATGTTTTCCGCTCCCGGATAGCTGAGTTCCACCAGGCAGCACGGGAATGCCACAGGCGGCCGGCTGTCCTGGAAATCCAGCTGCCCTTCGTCAGCATCCACCCAGCGCAGTTCCGGCACTTTTTCACGAATACGTTCCATTACTGTTTTCAAGATTTCTTTTTTCATCGTTCCATTGTATTTTTAAACAGTTGTTCCACATCTTTTTTTATGAGTGTTTCCAATTCATGGCTTTCTCCCATGAACCGGCGGCGGGGTACCAGCATTTTCCGGGTGTGCTGTTTCACCACGTACGGCTTCCCTTTTTGGGACACACGTTCATGGCTTCTTACCACTACGCTGCCGGAGAATCCCTCGTTATGGGCACGTGCATAAGGCACCCTGTCACCACCGGCGGTAATGACCACCCTGCGGGCGTTGATCTCGTCAACGTCGATACTCTTACGCAGGGCTCCACTCTGTACAAGCAGTGTCCCCTTTCCGGGCTTGTATCTTTTACCCCATGGCTTCCATGGTTCCCCGTCGAACGCCTTTTCCGAGAAACGTTCCAGGAAGTACCGTTTTGCAGTGGAAGCCACCGCTTCGGGTACCGCCTCTATGGCTTCTTTCACCCTTTGTTCCAATTCCTTGCTGAAATCCATTGCTTTACATTTTAAAATGGTTATATTTGCATCGAAGTCCTGTCCTGACGGGGAGACAACACGCATCCAACACCCCGGGGGTGCAAGGGGGATTTGCAAGGTCTGAGAATCGACAGCGCCAGGCAGGATCAGCCCCAAGAAGGAGTGCAACACCGGCCATCCAATCCGAACGGGCGGAGGAACGACGGCATCGTTCCACCTTTACGGTTCGGACGGACGCGAGGATGCGCTCCGACGCTTTTTTATCAGCAGCCCCCTGCGGCGTTTGTCCCATATCTCCTTTTTAAGGTTTACTTTCCGGTTTCCCGGTGTGCGTGTCTGCATGACATACCAGGTCTTCAGCACCAGCTTTTCCCCTTCTATCCGGTAGTTTACGGCCAGTACCTCATCCCTGTAGTATTTCAACAGGCAATAGGTATCAAGCAGGTCATGCTTTATCTCATCATTGAGCCACACCTCGTCCGGGGCGTGCAGGGTTTCCAGCATGGCATCCCAGTATCTTATGCGGTTGTCCCGTCCCTTGCCTGCAGTATGGCTGTCGAACTGTTTTTTCTCGACAATGACTTTCCGGCCATCATAATCCGTCAGTACGATTCTTCCGTCTTCGGCGTATGTTTCCCATACCTCCTGTTCACTCCGCCCACTGACAGGGATATTTCCTGAAGCGTCCCTCTTCATGGCCTGTACCCCGGGCAGGTTCCAGCGTTCGGCGGTCATGTCCTTCAGATAGGACGATGCCTGCTGCGGGAACTTGCGGATGTACATCTGGTCGGCTGTGAATACCTGTGCCGAGTCACAACGGTTCACTCCCCAGCCTTGCGCCTCGGCCTTTTTCCATTCGGCCGTTTTCAGGAAGCCGTCCACACGCCGGCGCATCTCTTCAAGATCGACCTTTACCTGGTGCTTCATCCGTCCGGTCACGAGGCACCTGCAGGCCCAACCGTTCGGCGGGTATATTTTGTTCCATCGCGGGTCATTTTCGGGCAGGATGACCCCATGAAGCTTCATGTGTTCCTCACGTACCCTGCCGTCATTCACCGTCAGGTACTCCCAGAAAGGATATACCTTTTTCCTGGTCCGCAATTTCCGGTAGGTAGACATACCTTCGGCTGTGAGCACCGCCGTTTCGTATTCCGTCCTCTGCCAGGTCTTGTTAAACACTTCGGTGGTTTCCTTTGCCCTGCGGTGAAACTCACCAAAGTTTCCGCTTTCCCGGAAGAGCCTGTTCAGTTCCTGTATTTCCGCCAGCGTCTTGGCAGCGGAGAAATGGAACAGGTTCTGCTCCATCGCCATACGGAACAGGTCATCCGACAACTTGTAGGCCACGTCCACATCGGCATTTCTCGGTCCTTCTTCAAATGCCGTTCGAACAGCCTTTAAAAAGTCTTCGGCAAAGAACCGGAAAAGCTCCGGACTGAAACCTGCCAGTTCACCGTTCCATACGGCAGCGATGAGCCTTTCATCCAGGGGGGAGGTATCACTCATGCGGATTATGCCAGCCCCGCCCGGATGCGGGGCCGCCACGAAAAAAGATTTTATCCTTTCCCAAAGCGTACGTTCATCGGCATTCTCCACCGTTCCTACGGGTGTACCATTCCTGACCTGTGGTTTTACCGCTTTGGCCGGCCGGTCATCATTTCCCGTATCGGCTGGTGCCCCCATGAACACTTCCTCCCCGTCCTTCGGTTCGGGGATGCCGTATTTCTCATAGCCGTAACTGCGGGGAATAGGAATCATCGTAGAGAGCGTTTTCAGGTCACTTACGGTAAGCTCGTCCTTCTTGTCCACGAATGAGAACTTTCCGCCATGTACCGGATATCCCCTGCTTTCAAGCAGCGGTACAAGGTATTTGTTCAGCATGCGTATGACAAAACGCCGGTCGCTGCGGTGTTTCTTCTCCTGCACTTCCAGATGTACCTTGCTCTGCGAGAGCGACGCACCGTCTTTGGTGGTCATGGTCTGTCCCAGTACGGTTATGAGTATCTCCTCGTTGCAGGCATTGCGGAAATCGTTATAGAGCGCCCCGTTGCTGCTTCCGCTGAGTGTCGTCTGTTCCACGTCACTCTCTTTCGGGATGACAATGTACGGTGCCGATCCCGCTTCCTCGAATGCCTGTATGAGAAGCCTCCTGCTTTGTTCGTCCATGCTGTTGTACTTTCCTATGCGCTGCGGCATCCCGAAGAGTTCCACGAACTGTGCCCAGTCCCCGAATCCCCCGCGCTTGTATATCACATAGGGAGCCACTTTCAGCAAGAGCCCAAGGTCATTATCCTCTCCCCACTGTATGATCATACCGTCATCGCTGTAACTGATCCCGTCCGTATCGTACTGGCGCCGCAGTATCAGCTTCTCTTTGGGACGTATGTGCTTGCGCGGTATGCTGTTGAAGTCGAACCCGTTCACGAAAGAATATTCGTCTACGGATATTCCCCAGAAAAGGCTCCACATGATCTCTTTCAGCTGGTTCTCGAACTCCACAGTATCTATGAGTTCCGTTATCCGTGGTACTTCCTTCCTGTTTACCGTAAAGTTAATATCGCAGTCGGTTATCGCCTCTATACGTTTGCCGATGGCATCCGTCACAGTCCCGTCCATGAGTATGTCCTCATACAGGTCGTACAGTTTGCTGCGCAGCCCCATGTCAGCCGCCCTGAGCGCACTTTTCCATGTGCCTATGTCGTTTATTCCCCTGTGCACGGGCTGCACTAGTATCTGATTGTATACCGGTGTTACGGCCTTCCTGGACACAGGTTTTTCCTGCCGTTCTTTCCTTTTCCTGTTTGTCATAAAGTTTCCGTTTAAAAGTGGTTGTCACGTTTCCTGTTGCTTCCGAATGCTATTTCCCCGCAGCACCTGCACTCTTGCCGTCCCGGCTGCTCCGGTGCTGCCGGCAGGTTCGGGTTCTGCCTGTTCTGATTGTTCCTGAGCCATTCAATGGCACGATCGTAGCGCTTTTCGCGCATTTCAATATCCACTCCGGCGTTACAGATATTACAGAAGTGCCAGGCGGCTATATCCTTTACAAAGAGCAGCAATATGGGATTGCGTTCCTTTCCCCTGGCGGCGAATATCTTTCCTGTATCGTACTTGGTAAGATATCCCTGTACCTCCTCTATGGCGGCGTCTATGGCCGACATCATCGCCGCATCATCGCCATGGCTGATGGTATCCATATCCTCCTCATAGATGTGGGTTGTCATTTCCTCTACTTCCAAATAAGCCATATATTTTTATTTTTAATGGTTTGTCACATTCTTTTTTTGTTATGGGGGCGTCTTCCTATCCAGTAACTTCCGGCTTCCATGTGGGCGTTCAGCTGCTGGCACATGTAATATCCCCCTTCAATGGCATCCGGTCCGTCTGCCGGTGCCGGCAGTCCGTCGTCGAACAGCCTGAACTGTTCCTCCAGCCGCTGCATGTCCGGATTGTCCTTCTCCCGTATGTTGAAAACGAGCCTTCCCGCCCTGTTCAACGGTTCCAGGTTCCCTTCTATACGCACGAATTTGTCGGGTTTGTCACGCCCGTCGGGTGAGATACTGATGTAATGTCCTTTTTCCTTCCCTTTTGCAAGGAAAAGAGGAACGAATACCTGCTGGTAGAACGGATCCTGCAGTTTGTTATTCTCTATGTAGTTCCTCTGCTGCGTCCTTTCCCTTACGTAGTCCCGCTGATAGTAATACCAGTTCACGAACTCGTCGTTGGTGACATGCCGCAGATATCCGGTATATACATACAGCGTTCCCTCGTATAGCCCCATGAGAAAATTCGCCTTGAAGGAGTTCTTCTTCGCCTTCTTGCCGGTGGTGTTGCTCGGTGCCGGGTCCCCGTAACTGACAATATATTTGAGCTTGCCTATGGGCGGGCATTCTCCCCAGCGTATCTCCTTGAAGTAGGAACCCTCCACCACCGGATTATTGAAACACTCCTTCTGCCCGCTGGCGAGGCTCACCTGTGCCAGCACCTCGTCTATCGTCTCCTCAGTGTTCTTTTCCGGCCATACGGACGTTCCGAACTGGTAATCCGCCTGCGGATCGGGATTATTGATATCCACCATGCGTATATTGATGATATCCCAGTTTCCGATAGGCTTCTCCCTTGCTGCCAGTTCCCTTGCCTTGTTACCTGCACGTGAGACGCAGCAGTCCTTTGCGATGACGTTCCCCGTCCAGACGGTAAGCAGCGCCTCGCTGATGGAGCGGGTGAAGAACAGCGCCTGCTCGAACCAGTTCCATTTGTTGTTCACTATCTCCGGATTGCGGCATTCCTCGTCGGTATCGTAGTCATCCATGAGCAATACGTCCGGGCGTACCTCGTCCATTTTGACTCCGCGCGGTGACTGTCCCCAGCCCATCGCCATGAACGACACGCGGGTGCTGAGGGTGAAATAGTCCTCCGTCCATTTGTCACCGATGAGGTTGCCGTAGAAATATTTCAGCCGCTCGTTCGCCTCGAACTGCGCCCGGTACTGGTTCAGCAGCTTCCTTGCGCCGTCATTGGTCGCCGAGGTCATGATGACGCACCGCTTGTTTTTCTTCACGATGACCAGGTACAGCACGATGAACATCACGATGGTGGACTTTGCCAGCTCACGCGCCCAGCTCAGCACTTCGTACCAGTTCCCGTCGGAATGCCCGATGATGCGCCTGATGGCTTTCTTCTGGAATCCTGCAAACTCGTATTTGGCATATCTGTAAAACATGAACTTCGCCCATGCTACAGGGTCCGCTTCCAGTTCGCGCAATTTCCTTGCCTTTTCTTCTCCGGTCATGGTGAAGTCTACGGCGGTCTGTGTACGTATCTGCCTCAGGGTTTCTTCCCAGTCGTCGGAGAGTGTCCTGTTGTTTCCTGTCAGTCTCTTTTTTGCCATGGCGTTACCTTAATTTCTCCTTTACAAATTCGTCAAAATAATAACTCAGTTCGATTGCCTTCTGCGGGTCACGCTTGCGCAGCCAGAAAAGGATCTGTTTGCTCACGCTGATGATATCGGCTATGCCGTAGTCCCCTTCCATTTTGGCGATGGCGGCGGAGAGTTTGTTGATGGTGTCGGCTTCGGCGGAAGTGGCATACTTGTCACCACGCTCGGCTATGACCTTGTTCATTTCCGCTATCTGCATGTAGAGATTGCGTATCTGTTCCTCCCGCGTGGTGGTGACGGCCGCCCGCAGCATTTCCCAGTTACCCTCCTTGCTCCACTTACTCATGGTGACAGGGCTGACACCCACCTTTTCGGCTATCTGCCTGCTTTGCAGTTCTCCCTGCATGTAGAGCATCTTCGCCCAGTCCTTTTTCTGTTGATTCGTTAGTGTCTTGGACATATTTATTCTCTTGATTATTACAGTACAAAGTTAGGCAGCGCATACCGATTAAAATAATCCGCCTGCAACAGTTTCCGTCTACAGGTAAACAGTTTCCACTCGGTAGGAAACTGTTACAGGGCGATTTGCACACCTTCTTTTTATCCCTGAATTTTGCAGCAAACAAAATGAGAAAAGCAATGGGCAAAGCATATACATTCTGTGTACATGACGAATCCGTAAACACTTACGGTTTCCGCATGCTGACTTCGGGGGCCAACCTGGAAGAATTCAAAAAGAATCCCGTGGTACTCTATAACCATAATGACTGGGAAACCCCGATAGGGCGCGGTGAGAACGTGCGTGTGGAGGACGGCAGGATTCTGGTGGACGTTGTATTCGACGAGGAAGACGAAAAAGGACGTACGATAGCCGGCAAGGTGGAGCGCGACTTCCTGCGCATGGCCAGTATCGGCACCTGGCCGCCTGAAGAGATCAGCGATGATCCCGCATTGAAACTTCCGGGACAGACGGGACCCACCGCCACAAGGTGGACCATGCGGGAGGTGTCTGTCTGCCCCATAGGTTCCAACCACAATGCCCTTGCCATGTATGACCGCGCGACAAACAAACGTATAGACTTGTCTGACAGGCAGGCGCTTGTCAGGCTGATGGATAAGGAATTCAGTATTAACCATAAAAGAGAGAACAATATGAGTTATTTGACACAGATGTTGAAACTGTCGGATTCCGCATCCGACCAGGCTGTCCGGGAAGCCGTACAGGACTTGATTACCCTGCGTGACAACCTGCAGGTCGAGAACGCCACGCTCAAGAGCGAAAAACAGACACTGCAGGAACGTGTGACAGCCTTTGAGACGAAGGAGAAGGAAGCCAATAAACAGAAAGCCGTCGCACTGGTGGACGCGGCAGTGAAAGACGGGCGCATTGACGCCAAAGGACGTGACAGTTGGCTGGAGGACTTTGCCGTTGATTTTGCAAAGGCCGAAGTACGCCTCAGTTCCATTTCCGTACGTCAGTCCGTCAGTTCCCAGGTACAGACCGGGGGAAAGGCCGGAGGAAACGTGCAGCTGGCAGACATGTCTTTCAAGGAGATCCTGGAGAAGGATATGCTCAAGGAACTTAAAAAGGACAGGGACCTCTACCGGGAGAAGTTCCGTGAAGCCTACGGTAAATACCCGGAATAATCATTAGAGTTTATATCGAATAATTGATTAAAGCGTTCTTTGACTTATCTTTGTGGCCTAAAAAGTTCAATTGATGTATTACGACAAGATTCGCCACCGTCATAGCCAAGTGCTTGCAGCGACAGGATTAACTCCTGTTGAGTTTGATGCCTTGCTG